GTAAGAAAGATGAAACTGAAACTGAGTACAAACGCCATCACGGTTATTCCGTGGGAGCTACCTCTCATGCATCTACACATTTGTGGATCCCGGAGTGCTAGTCATATTTAGTAAACTACTAATGTCGAACTTTAAACGCCGAAAAATTCTTAAACCTCTCAGCTATCACGAAAAGTGCCTTAGAGAAGGAATGAGCTATCCTGAAGATTGGGACGATGTTTATCGGAAAATTTTATTAGAGCTAAACTTCCTGACGAACCACACACGACAAATGCGAGCATAGTTGTATGACATAGCCCACCGCTTAACAGTGACCTACTCGGAGGAAATCAGAGTCTTTCCGAAATAACAAAAATTTAAATTTTTGCTACAACTTGAGGTGGGCACACGAAAATGGAGAAAATTAACGAAAATAAGATCAGCGAAGTGCAAGGGGGAAACCTGCTACACACAATCAATTACTCTCAGTCACAAACCATTATTAATGGACCGTATCAACTTTACATCCATGCAGATTATCAATATTTTATTGAGTTTAACGGTGTGACAAAAATACTAAACCATCAATGTGATATGGTTTGGTCACAACATATAGCAATGGCTATTAAAGAAATGTTTGGCCTCAACGGTTTTAGTTTGAGGTACAAATGTGGACCACAGATTTTTCCTGGCGAATTAGTTCCTGCTAGATCTACCATAGATATCTACTATCCATTAGTTGGAGGTATGATGTCTGATGAAGAACAGGAGATGTCTGATATTGAAAATCAGTTAATAAGTATTGAAAGCAGTAAGAATGTCATCATTTTTACCGCTTGCAAATTTACACCACAAAGAGTTATGTTCGAAGATGAGTTTGTTACAAGGAACACTCCTCACCCCTATTTCACCCAAAAAGACTTAACAAATCTGTACAGAAGTTTTGTCACGATGGGGAATAGATACAACAAATTGAGATACCCAAAATTAAATCTTTCAAATCCAGTTTTCCAGACTGAAGCATCTTATGAATTAGATGAAGACATATTAGAAGATATTGTATGCATGTACGCTGAAGGGCAAGAATCTAAAGCACAAACTTTAATTGCCCAAATGCCAATGCAACAAATTGCGCAATACAGGCAATATATTAAATCACTTAAATTCAAAGATGCTGTTAAACAAAAGAAAGAAGATTTATTAAAACAAGATGTCGCTAGAGTTAAAATGTCTGAATCCTTAAGTGGATTAAAGAAAGCCATCGAAGATAGTAAATATCATGCCGATCTGGCCAAGAGCGGTACACACCAACTTACAGATGGTGGTTCGATTCCTAAACCACTCAATGATGACCGCAAACAACAAGAAATGGCTTCCAAACATAAAGAACAAGCCAAGACAAATTTGAAGAACCAATGCAATAAAATAAAAGGTGACTCCAAGACAATTCTCGACAAAGATCCTCATAAAGAAGTAAAAGTACCAGTCAATAAAGTGACTTATGATGATCAACCAGATGGTCTCAATATCAATGACCCGAAATATGAAGGAGATGGAACAACAATACTCACCCCAAACAACAATGATGATTGTCCTATCAACAATGATGACGATCATCCGACTCCTGATAATCAATTGATTCCTGTGATTCCAGAATTACAGGATATAATAGAAAATACAATAGCCGAACAACCTAAAAATTATGGTACCATACAATTAATGAATAAACTAGCTCCAGGGACTGTATACAGTTGGAAAGCTAGAATTCGAAATGAGAGCGTTGACAACTTATTCAAACAAGCCGTAACATGGATCGGCAATAAAATTATCAATATGATAACCAACCCTATAGTCGTGGGTGCATCTTTAACTGGAGTTTTTCTATTAGCGAATCTTCCCCAATATGCCATGACCTCACGAATAGGGTATGCCCAAGAAGTTGGCCATAACATGCTAGATAGTTTATTGAACTTACCTTCTGCTGTCATGAACTATCGTGGTCCAACTTTATTCAACTTATTATCTACATTATCAACTGGCGCCACAGCTGCATTTGGTTTACTCCTACCCAACAAATTGCCAGTAACAAGATACCACACATTGACAGTCACCAACGTGGTAGTTGAACCTCAAAAATTACTCTCTGAGAAAAGAGAATATGATAACCACTTCGATACCACTAAGAACGAAGTTTACGTACATTTTATAGAGAGGGTCACCAAACAAGTGACAGTATTAGATATTCCATTACTCGGTATATATATCCGACTAAATTTATCCCACAATACTACATCGCATGCGGGATCAGCTGAATTAGTCGCGAATATATTGGCCCCCATAAACATTAACTCTATGATTAGGCCAGTTAATGTTATGGAAAGAATTTCTAGAGCCACAAATATAGGAAGCTTCATTGATTATGACAGAGCTGACGTCTATCTTGGAGATGTCAACAATGGAGCTGAGAGACTCGCATTGGGCGTAATATTTTCACATAAATGCAACAATCTAAGTACCAATGTGTACGAGTCGGTTTTTCGAGAGCCCGAGGAGCAGGTGGAACTCCTTCCATACCGGGCAACAATGCAAGTGATAACGCTTCAGGAACACTTATCATATCTAGAGCAAAAGCTCTCCCTCGTTATTCAGGGACTTATCTATACGGGTATAGGACTTGTGATGAGGCCTTTAAAGACTTTCCGCCTCCTGACACGACCGCATTTGCTAAGACTTCGAAATATCATGAATACGATGGTTCTATTAGGCCACCGATGGCACATACGCGCATGGCTCATATACCTGCTGTATTGCCTCGTCCGGATGTCACGCATCCGGACTCATTAATAGATGGAATTGCCAAGCGTATGGCGTATAACCCACCGCCATACCAACGAGGGCTGAGGAAACGATTCAGAAGATTCGTTAAGAAGTGGGTGCAGAAGAACTTAAAACCTATTGAACATAACGATGATCTGGGATTTGAAGAATGGTTGGAAACAACCAATTATCCTGGATGGCGTAAAGATGAACTAAGAAAAACGTGGAATGATATTCTTGAGAAGGACTCCTTTTGGATTTTGGAGAAGGACAGATTGCATGAAAATGCTGATGTCAAATTATTTTGTAAAGAGGAGAACTATCCCGAGTATAAATTACCTAGAGGGATCTGGGCTCGAGTTGATGAATTCAAGGATATTTCCGGCCCGTTTTTCAAAAGAATAGAGAAAGAATTATTTAAATTACCATACTTTATAAAGAAAGTACCTAAACATCAAAGACCACAGTACATAAAAGATTTAATAGAACGAAGTAATCTCAAATATATATGTACAGACTTCACATCCTTTGAGTCGTTGTTTACAACAGACATGATGATGGATTGTGAGGCTATTCTATATAAATATATGAGTTCCAAAAATTTGTTAATGCAACGATTATGTAGAATGATACTGTTGGTACTCACTGGAGATAATGTGTGTGGTAATAAGTATTTCAAAGTAGCAGTTGACGCCAAACGTATGTCAGGCGAAATGAATACTTCTCTCGGAAATGGTTTTAGTAATCTAATGTTCTTGTTATTTGCATTTCATGAATATAACATTGGATTTACCGGCCCTATAGTGGAGGGCGACGATGGGCTTGCTGGTGTGGATGGTGACATACCAGCTCAATATTTTACAGATATGGGACTGAATGTTAAATTGGAAGTAAAAGAAAACATTGGTGAGGCCAGTTTCTGCGGCATTGTAGCAGATATGCAAGAACTCATTAACATTACAGAACCATTACAACATTTATGTTTTGTTCCTTGGGTATCTCGAAGATATACCTTTTGTGGAGATGAAGCTTTCTACGGGTTAATCAAGAGTAAGGCGTTGAGTTTGGCCTACGAATATCCAGGTTGTCCAATATTAGATAAATATTCTAGGAAATTATTAGGTCTCCTAG